CTACAACTCCCGTTCACTGAACCAGGCGTGCTTTGACAGGCGTTCCTTTTTCTCGGCCACCCAGCGCGCAATCTCCGGCCCCAGTTCAACCTGGAGCTGCCCCATCACCACCAGCACGTCGGCCAGCTCCTCGGCCAATTCCTCGCGGGCGCCGGGACGGCCGCGCCGCCAGTGATTGATGGCCGCCATGGCCTCGGCCAGCTCTTCCTGCATCTGGTTCAGGCGGTTTTCAAGCCCGTAGTGGCGCATGGCCGCCTGAGCAAGCAGAGCCTCATCAACGCCCTGCGGTTTGCGCGGCAGGGCGTTCCAAGCGGCGGCGGCACCCTCTGCATTGGTTGCGGAGGGGCCACGCAAACCGCAGTTGAAGCAGCCTACAAAGAACAATCCGTCATACTCGTCCGGCTCATCGGCCTTATGTCCGCACGCAGGGCAGGGCAACAGTTTCAGCTCTTCACACATACGGCTCCCTCCGGAATTTCCAGGGCAATGCGCGTGCCCTCCACGTCGCTGCCCGGCCACATGGCCAGGATGTGGCGCTCGCACATGGTTGCGACCGTCTGCTCCAAAAATCCCCAACAGCGGCCCCTGCACCAGTCCGGACAGATAACGCGGGCGCTGATCAGCTCCGTGAGGGCCGTCCACCATAGGGCCGCCCAGCGTTCGGCACGAACCTCCGGGGCCATCTGCTCCGTCTCGATATATGGGCCGACAACGGCGAACCGGGCGTCCAAGTCGCGCCGCGCCCCGGCGGAGAGGTTGCCGTCCCCCTGTTTCACCGCGAGCTCGCATTCCCGGTGCCAGCGCTCCACCTTCCGGAGCTGCCGTCCAAAGGGCGAACCGTCCCCGCAGTCCCGGTACACATCCAAGACCACGCGCAGCAGCGTCAACGCCCATACGGCCCTGGTGCGCTGCACGGCGGGAATGGGTATGGCCATGCTACCGTCCCTCCCGCGCGGCAACATCCGCAGCCATGCGGCGCAGGCGCGCCCATGCGCGAAGCTCCTGAACAAGCGCGACGCCGCAGGCAGTCAGGCCGAACAGACCGGCGGCAATGCCGACAATATAGCCGCTCATGCCGCCCTCCCTTGCCGCTGCGCCATGATGCCGCGCAGCATGGCGTGGATGCCCTGAAATGTGGCCCGTATGCGCACGCGCATGTCCCCAACCTTCACGATGTAGCCGCACCGCTTGACAGGCGGCCGCATTGTGCCGTAGCTTTTCATCACTCGAAACTCCGCAAGGTTTTGAGGTTGGCCCCCGACGCTGCGCCACAGCTCCGGGGGCTGTTTATTTGCCTATCCGCCGGGGCGGCTGGCCAGATCCACCAGCCGCAGCAGGGTCAATATGGCCGTCTGCGCCTGGTAGCCCTGTTCCGCCACCTGGCGGCGCTCTTCCTCCGTGATCCGCCCGTCCTCCAGGGCATCCGCCACGCCCGCCATCATGCGGCCGAAATCCTTGACCGTGCGCATGCACTGCCGCGCCACCTGGCCGCAGGGATCCTGCGCCGCGAGCGCGGGCACGCGCACAAAGAATCCGTCCAGGGCCTCGGCCATGACATCCATGGGCAGGGTCGATTCCGTCACGTCCATGAGCGGGAGCAGCAACTCCACGCCCGCCTTGTGGCCGCTGCGCTCGCCCACTTCGGCCAGCAGCGTGGTGTAGTCGCGCCCGAGCAGGCCGGCCACGGCCTTGGCGGGCAGGCCGTTGGGCGCGTGCAGCACCAGCTGCCGCAAAATGGGGGTGAGGCGGGGATGTTCGGCCATGCTAAAATTTCCTTTGGAATGGCGTGACAGGGGCGCGGGGCCGGTGTCTATTCGGCACAGGAGGCGGCCTGTTCCTTAATGTGAGAAGAGGTGCCCTTTTTTTGAAACTCACGGACGCCGCGAAGCAGTCGGTCAAGAATCTGTAAGCGATCTTCTGCGCGGAACAATGCTGTCCGTGAATCAACCTCGACGGGGAAGGCCCTTCGATACCCTCTCAACCCCATTTTTGTAGGAGAAGTCTGCTTCAACATGGCGAATCCTCTGTTTTGGCGGAATTACGGTTACAGGCCACGAAGGCCGGGGAAATCGGGCACCTTGGGCTTGGGACCGGGCGGGATGTCCTGCGGGGGCGGCAGCAGGCCCTCGGGGAAGCCTAGGGCGGTGAGCTGGGAATGCCGCGCCGTGGGCATGGTGGGCCGCGTGAGCAGCTCGCGGACGCCGCTGATGGTGATGCCCAGCTGCTCGCCCAGGGCGCGGTAGGTGATGTTGTGCTCCGCCATCCAGGTCTTGAGAGGCGTCATCTGCCGGGGCATGTTGTCCTCTGGTGGGTTAGCTGTTATGAATTACCTGCAAAGATTGCCCGTTGTCGTTTTCTGCATTGTTAGACTCAAAAGAATTATATGTCAAACTCAAATGAGCTAAAAAATAACAAAGGCCATGAAAAATGGCTTCAATGCTATGAAATTATTTATAAAAAATTTTGTAGCATGGCGAGTTCAATTGGGCTGAAGGCAAACATAAGCGGGTTTTGTCATTTTTTGAATATTTCAGCTGGCAAACGGCAAAAATGGTCAATGGGTCAATGGCCCAGTGCAGAAGATCTGGCAGTCATCCATGACAAACTGGGCTTTTCCTATCGCTGGCTGGTCACGGGCGAAGGAAACCCCCTTGATGACGTTGAGGAAACAGTCTCGGCAACGCAGCAAAGCGATGACATTCACCTGCTGCAGCACCAACTCAAGGCCGCCCGGACCAGAATCGCAGACCTGGAAAAAATCGTGTCGCTTCAGGAGGAACTTATCCATGCCCAAGCAGCAAAACACGTTGCCCCTCCTGTCCATACAGAAACCAGTGCTGTCCCGTCCAAAGCAGACAATAAAACACAATGCCCCGAACTTGCGCGAACACGCCCTGACGCTGCTGGAAACACTTTTATTGAAGGAACAGGGCAAACGTCGCATCAAGACGGGTGAAAAGTTTTTGACATCCTTTACGAAAGAGCCATCTTGGGAGGAACGCCCTGAACAATGGGCATCAGACTGGTGCGAAGGGTGGGCGTTTCACCCGAACTTTGTACACGCCTCGGCTTTGGGGGTTGAGCTGACCAAACGACAGCGCAAAGTGTACGTCACTGACGCTGATGGTAATCCTGTCCCTGATACGGACGCAGAGGGAAATATCAAAAAAGAAAAAGGCAAAATCATCTATAAAAGTTTCATGCAACAATATTTTGTATGGACGCAATCAACGGCTTTTGACTTTCGCGCCGGGTATATAGTGTATTCAGCCGCCCTGCCCAAAGATGAGACATGGGGCCAGCACTTGGAACAGCTTGGCGATATTGGGGAAATACTTGACGCTAAACCGGCATCGCCGGGTAACGCAACGATTCCGCGTGACCCCGGGCAGGTGCAGTTTCGAATCCTGCATAAGGAAGCGGATAACACGCTGAAGCCCAGCATCCCGCACTTGACGACACAGGACGGTTTCGTGCGTTTTTTAATTACAGGCGAGCTTCAAGCGGAACTTATCGCATGAGTAACCAAGCTGTTTTCACCGTTTCTGGCGATTCCGGACATGATTATGAATTAAGTATCGGCCATTCTGAAGATGGCATGTATTTCCGTTGCTCCTGTCCAGCAGGGCAAAACGGCCAACTATGCAAGCACCGGCTGCGCATTCTGCAAGGCGATGATAGCGCTATGTATTACACAGATGAAAATACGATGCTTTTATTAAACAATTTTCGTTCATTACCTGAGATTAAATCAATCCTCGCCAAAAAATACGAAATAGAGCAAGAACAGGAACGATTAAAAAAAGAATTGAACAAATTGAAGAAAAAAATGGGTAGAATTTTTGAGCATGGCGTTCAGGAGGGATAGTAAATGGAATGGGTCAGCCTTGCTGTCTTTATTGGAATAATATTTTTCTTAATAAAAAGACGCTCTAATAAAAAATCTCTATCAGAAGCCATCTCTCCAATCGTTACAGCCCATGCTGACAGTACAAAAAAGCCGGAGTCTCAAAAAACACATCTGCCGCGCAAGCATCTTTGCAGTGACGACAAAAATATCTCAATTTTGACAAAATTGATGAAAAAATCAGCAACGAGCAATTCCGGCCGGCCCTTCGGCAACTTGATGGATTCCTGCCCGTGCCGGAGACTGATGAGGACTTTTTCATCAATGCCGTTGAAGAATGTTTCTATGGCCTTGCCAATGGGAAAAAGCCGCAGGCAGCGTTGGCCCTTTACGATGAATTACGGGAAAAGAGCGCAGCCTTTGCCGCAGTGACCGAGGATGGCCCCACTGGCGAAATGGTTTCCAGCTTCGCGGAGTGCCTGGACAATTCCCTGCCGTCAAAAGGCAAAGCCGCCGCAGCGGTGGCTATAGCCCGTGCGGACCATCCTCTCGTTGCTGCCCTGCGGTCAACGGCCCCCCACAAACTAGTGGAGTTTCTGGACACAATTGCAGAGGAAGTCTTTGATGATTGGGCATCCGGCGACCTTCCTGATATTCCTGACGCTGAACTTCTGGAAAAGTTCTGCACCTTGCTGGAGGAACGCACCAGCCCTGAAGCGCTGGAAGCCGAATTCGCGGCCATTGTACAGGCCAAGGCCGATGCGCCTTTGCCGGAGGGCAATACGCTCCGCGTGCAAAGCCGTTCCACCCGAGGCCGGTTTTACGACCTGAATCTCGACGAGCTGACATGTACCTGCCAAGACTGGCAGGAGAAGCGCACCACGCAGCCGAAGACCATGCCGGGACGGCTGTGCAAGCACCTGCTCTCCGCCGTGCTGGACAAGCCGGACATTCTGCCCCCGCATTTGGCGCAGTTTTATGCGCTCTTTGAGCCTGTTGCGCGGGAAGGGCGCGGCATGCCCGTGCCTTCGCCGCGCCTGAGCGTGTGCTACGGCGTGCGCGACAATGGCACCCCCTTTGTCCTGACCCATGAGCCCGGCTCGCCGTGGGCCAATGTCATCGTGCAGGGCCAGAGGTACGGTTACAATGCCGAGGAAGACCGCTGGTCGTACCAGCGCGTGCCGGAGGATGCGGCGTTCTGGAAGAAGAAACTGGCGGAGTTGGGATAGAGCCGTTTGCCTCTGTGTGTGACAACTGCTGCTCCGCGATGTCGTCCAGCACCCCAGAAGTTCGACCTCTAGAGGACGAGTGAGTTTTGCGGAATCAGACAACAATGGGAGCTATAATGTCGGTGTTTTTTGTCTGCGGCATACATGGCGCTGGAAAAACAACATTATGTCAAAAGCTCTCGATTAAATTGGAGATACCTTTTTTTTCATCAAGTAGTCTAATCAGAGAATTTTCGAAGGATGCTGTTTCTGATTCAAAATTCGACAAACGGGTTAAAAATATTGTTAATAATCAACAAATTCTTGTCTCTGCTGTCCAAAAAAAACTGGAACAATTTAATAATCTAATTTTAGACGGACATACAACCATTATTAATCAAAATAATGAAATTGAGAACATAGATTCAATATTTTTTTATAATATGAGAGTAACTGCATTAATATTACTAGATGTTATTCCAGAAATCGTCAAAAAAAGGCTAGAACAACGTGATGGGATATCACCACAATTAGAATCAATAGCTCGACACATTGATATGGAGCGAACACAAGCACGTATAATTTCAACAGAGATAGGCATCCCATTATTCTCCTCTGATGGTGAAGAGAGTGTCATACTGTCCAAAATACATAAACTTTTAGAGATTTAGGAGGTTGATATATGTCTGAAGATGCCATCGTCACCCGTAAGTTTTGTGAAGTTGATTTGAGTGACCCCTTTTTTGACAGTTTGAAAGAGTCGTATCGAGAGTTTTCGGACTGGTTTCAGCGCAAATCAAATGAAACGGCATATGTTTCCTATGATAGTAATGGGAAACTACAAGCATTTTTATATTTAAAGAAAGAAGATGGTCCAATTATTGATATTAATCCTCCGTTGAATACAGCTTGTTTAAAGGTAGGAACTTTCAAGATAATTGCACATGGAACAAAACTCGGCGAACGATTTGTCAAGATCATTGTTGATGCGACATTAAGTTTGGGCCTCAGAATTGCCTATGTTACAATTTTCAATGAACATAAGAGTCTGATTAAAATTCTTGAAACCTATGGTTTCTTAAAGAGAGGAACAAAAAACACAACAAATGGCGAAGAAGACGTTTATATAAAAGACATGCAATATCTTTCTGGCGATACGAATTTAGACTACCCTGTTGTCAACAGTCAGAATCGTCAAAAATGGCTCATGTCGATTTACGCACCATACCACACGGATCTTTTCCCGGACTCAAGGTTGAAGACTGAACGCAATTTGGTTATTCAAGATTGTTCCCATACCAACAGCATCCACAAAGTCTACGTGGGGGCTTACCGTGACTTTCCCAAATTTAAACCAGGCGACTGTATAGTTATTTATCGCTGTGTTGAGAGGGACAGCAAAAAACCTGCCTGGTTCGGTTCTGTGGCAACATCTCTTTGCGTCGCTGAAGAAATACTACCTGCACGTGACTTTCCAAATTCCGATGCGTTCGTCACATACTGCAAAAAATATAGCGTGCTCGATGAAAATAACCTTCGTAGACGCTATAATAATTTTGGTACATATGCATTGCGGATGTCGTATAATCTCGCATTCCCCAAACGTCCGACACTTAGAGAGTTGGTTGAAGGAAGGATCGTTCCACATCCATCAACACGCGTATACATGGGATTGCAATTACTCACTGATGATAAATTTCAAAAAATTATCGAATTAGGAGGAGTCCGTGAAGGCTTTGTTATCTATTAAGCCGGAGTATGCGGAAAAAATCTTCTCCGGAAAGAAGTGTTTTGAATTCCGTAAGACAGCGTTTACGCATGACGTGACAAACATAATTGTTTACGTTACGGCTCCTGTTGGGCTCATAATCGGTGAGTTTGAGGTCGCAAATGTGTGGCAGGATACCCCAATAACGCTCTGGGAAAAGACAAAAGAAAATGCTGGCATTACTGCTGAATTCTTTTTTAAATATTTTAAGGGGCGCAGTAAGGCAGTCGCCATTGAAATCACTAACCCGAAACGCTACGCAAAAGTAATCAATCCGTATAAAAAATACAAAAATTTTACGCCTCCACAGTCTTTCCGTTATGTGAAAGAAGCACGTCTTTCACAGATGGCTTTGCTCTAGCTTGTCGAGAAAGGATGAGATGAAGGTTGTTCGATATTTTCGATTTAAAGAACCACGGGACAGGCAAACAGGAGAAAGCCCCAGTAGTGCAACCACTACCGGGGCTTTCTCCTGTTTGCCATTTTCCTAAAACGCCTGCGCGGCCGCAGCCAGGAAGCCGCTGCGCGTCATGCCGCGCTGCTTGGCCTTGGCGTCGATGCCGGCCAGCACGGAACGGGCGAAGCTGACCGAGATTTTCACGGGCGTCATGTCCACCTCCGGGGCCGGGAACATTTGAAACAGGGGCTCGCGGGAGGTATCCAGCCCTTCGGCTGTGGCCATTTCATGCGCCGCCTTTTTTCGGATGTCCTCTATGCCGGAGGGCGTGGGCAGCTTCCTGTTGGCCTTGGAATACTCTTCGACGGTGATGGATAGCGCATCGGCAGCCATCACCATGCATTCATCAAGCGTTTTGCCGGAGGTAAACGCCTCCGGGAAATCCGGGAAGTCCACCACATAGGTTCCCTCTTCGGAGGGGTAGATGATGGCGAAATAATACATATATGCCTCCTGCGGGGAGGGGTTGCCCCCTCCCCCTGTTAGCGAAGTTTCACACCCGTCTGCCGTTCAATCTGGATGACAACCCATTTTTCTATCTCAACATGCCGTTCAACGACGGACACAAAGTTGCCATCCCTGTCCAGAACCTTGGTGTGCCGTGATCCTTCTGCGAATTTGAAGCCCGCATCCTTGAGCTTTTTGAGTATGTCAACCCGTTTCATCTCACCTCCCGTTGAAAACAGAGTACCGGAACGCCTCCCTGTCGTCAAGAAAATATGTATTTTTTGCATAAAAATTTTTGCATCCTTTTTACATACAAAAGCCGCCCCTGTTGCCAGAGGCGGCCCATGCTGACGGAGGCTGCGCCGGGGTTACGCGGCATCCTCGCACGCGAACTGCGAAGCGGCGTAGACCATGGCCATCAGGTACGGGGTGCCGAGCGGCGCTTCCTGAATGCCCAGGCGGGCGCGGGTGCGGGCGGTGAGCTTCCAGCCCATCCACATCTGCACCGCCTGCAGCACGGATTCGCGGATGGTTCTGCCCGCAACGAGGCCGTCGCTTACGCTGTCGGCGAAATGGCGGCCCCAGGTGCTGTCCAGAAAGGCGCGCACCTCGCAGGCCTCCATGCCCGTGGCGCGGCAGACCAGCTCCATGGCCACAGGCCAGGCGAGGGAGGGACGGGCGAAATGCCGGATGGAGCCGTAGAAGCCGTATGCCTCATTCTGCGTATTGAGCATTTCCATTGCAACGCCTCCGTATTTTTATGGTGTTATTCTCTTGCCGTGATGGTGTTTCAGCTTACACTACGCAGATTGGCAAGTCCTTTCTGATGATATTTTTCACCGCCCGAGCATGGCCATGCCGAGGCGCATGTCCAGCCAGTCGGCCCACGCCTGCATCATGCGGCGACGGTCGGCCAGCAGTTCCGAACGCTGATAGACCGCCCGGACGCGGTTTTTATCCACATGCGCCAACTGGCGCTCAATGACGTCCGACGGCCAGCCCAGTTCCGACAGCGTCGTCGCGGCCATGGCGCGGAAGCCGTGGGCGGTCATTTCCCCGGATTTATAGCCCAGATGCCGCAGACCGTGGTTGAGTGTCGCGCCGTTCTCCGGGCGCGACCTGTCCCAGCGGGAGGGGAAAACACACTGCTGTTCTCCGGCAAGCAGGCGTTGCGCGCGCAGCACCTCCAGCGCCTGCCGGGAGAGCGGCACATCGTGGGGGCGGCGCATTTTCATGCGCTCCGCGGGGATGCGCCAGAGGGCGTCATCCCACTGCACCTCACGCCAGGCCGCACCGGCCAGCTCGCCTGCGCGCACGAAGGTCAGCGCCGCCAGTTTCAGGGCGTTGCGTCGCTGACGGAACCGATATTGCTCAATGCGGCGCATGAGCCGCCCGATGCCCTGCGGGTCGAGGATGGCCGCGCGCGGCGTGGACTTGTGCGGCATGAGGGCGTAGCCGAGATCGCGCGCAGGGTCTGCCGTGACGTAGCCGCAGGCGATGCCGTAACGGAAAATCTGGCTTATGTGGCTGCGGATCTTGCGGACGGGCACGACCACGCCCCGCGCCTCGATGCGGCGCAGGATGGCGAGAATCTGCGGGGCCGTGATTTTGCGGATGGGCCTGTCGCCCAGCACGGAAAGCGCCTCCCGCTCGAAGCGCGCCCAGCATTCCTCCGCGTAGCCTTCCACGCGCTGGATGCGCCAGCGCTGGTACCACTCCTCCGCGACATCGCGGAACAAACGAGCTGTTGGCATACTGCCTCCTTGTTTGTGGAGGCATATCGGCGCGCATGGCCAGAGTCCGGCGTGGGCGCGGTGCGCGAGGACAGGATGAGGGCCGTGACGGGCTGGGCATCGAACTATTGGTTGGGTGCCCTTTCGGGGAGTAATGCGACTGCTGCCTATGGTGCTCTATTTCGGGGTAGTCACTGGGGAAACACGCTCGATACAACGCACCTAAATAATTATTCCCTAAATTTTGATTCCTCCCGCGTCGTCCCCACCGGCCCCCACACGTCCCCGCGCGCGTGGGGCAGCCTGGCCTGCGTGTATCTTGGTCAGCCCGCGTCATGAGGCCGGTTGCCCCAGATACACGCACAGCAGCGAGCCGTAGGCGCGGGGGGAGACGTGCGCGCCCGTGGGGACGATGCGGGAGATATCGAATTGCATATCATAACGAGGCGATGAGTACCGCCCTGTCACAGCCCCCATGCTGCTATACGAAGCTTCGTTTGTTATTGTAAATGCACCCTCCAGCGAGGCTTTGTACACAATCCAGTTATTCGCGTCGTTGCCGTATCTCCCCGTCACATTCCTCATCCTGTCCTCGCGCACGTCGCCCACGCCGTACTCACCGCACAGGCGCTGCCACTCGGCACGCTGGGCAACCACTTCTTCCGGATCCGCGCCTTGGCCGAGAATGACCATCTGCGGGCTGCGGATGCCCGCGGCAATGGCGTCGATATCCGCCTTGCCGTCGCGCAGGGGATCCACGCTGGGCATGCCCGCCGGGATCCACATGGCCTTGCGGAAACGCGCCGGATTGCGCCAGTAGCCGCGCAGATAGTCCTGGGTGAGGGCCTCCACCTCCAGCCAGCGGTGAAAGACGGGGCGCACGAAGTGCTGCTCCAGCCGGAACTGGTGCGGCACAAGGAACATGGCGAAGTCGTTGCGGCTGGCCTTGCTGGTGGAATAGTTGATGCCCGTGTAGTCGCCGGAGAGTATCTCGTAGGGCAGGTCCATGGTGATGGAAACCATGCGCAGCACGAAACGCGTGAAGCGGTCAAAGCTGTCGCCGGGGCGCTGCGACTGCGGGGCGAAGGTCATGTCCTCGCCCTCGTTGAGGTACTCGACGACGGCGTTCTCCACATCGTCCAGTTCCGGCCGGGCAGCGGCGCCCGCGCCGCCCAGACCGCGCACCGCCTGCGAAAAGGCCGGGTCGCCGCTTTTGACGAAGGCCAGCCACTTGGCGGCCATCTTGGCGGCGTCGATTTCCGCGCCGGTGTAGTCGCCCATGTCCCGGGCCAGCAGCACGGCCGGGGCGAAGGGGGAAACGCCGCGCAGCTGGCCCGGCCGCTGGAACTGGAAGCCGTGCAGCACATTGCGGGCCGGTTCGCGCCAGGTGCGCAGCGTGCGCTCCCAGCCGAAAACGGTCTGGAAATGGTAGGCCACGGGTTCGCCGGTGAAGGCGTCGTATTCCACGCCCTGCCGGATGTCCGTATCCGGCTCCTGCCCGGCGGCGCGCCAGGCGGAAAGGTTCTCCGGCTCATGGAACTGCAGGGCCAGTGGATGGCGGGAACGGGAGCGCGGCACGGCGAAACGGGCCAGAAACTCGCCGCACTCGCATTCCTGCCGCTTGGCAAGAGCCTGCATCTCGTAAAAGTGCAGGCGGCCCGCCACATCGGCCTCGCTCTCCATCCACTGGCGGAAGCGCTCCTCGATGCGACGGCGCACGGGCAGATCCGGCTCGCCCTCGGGGGTGAGGGCCAGGGACTGGAAGCGCGCCCCCCGCCCCACGGTGAAGGCCACAATGCCGTTGACCGCGCGGGTGAAGGGCGGGAAGTTGCGCACCAGGTCGCGGATGCGGGCGCGCAGGATGGGCCCGGCCTGCGCAATGAGCGCGTTGACATCGATGACGTTGGGGCCCCAGCTGCCGATGGCGCGGGGGGACATGGCGGCGTCATAGCCTGAGCGGCCGCGGTAGCCGTTTGCCGCGCCGGCGGCATTACGGATAGCGACAGCAGTTGCGTTGGCTGCCTGCCCATGTGTCCCGTTGCTGTCGCCATTCGTAAGGCTCGCAGGCTCGCCAACGACTGGCGCAAGGGCGGGACGGCCTGCCGCCCGGACGGACGCCGCGAAGGCGGAGCCGGAACGGATGCGGCGGGCGCTGCGGGTGACGGGGCGGAGCCTGCTCATGAGTTCCTCCCCAGGAAGCCGCGCCCCCCGTTGACCAGGGCCACGCGGGCCTTGTAGGGCGCTATGCCGTCCTCCACGTCCGCCCTGGCCTTGACCCAGTCCAGCAGGCGACGGAACTCATCCAGGGAGCGGTAGGAGAAAGTGCGCCCCGCCACGCTGTACTGGCCGAACCGGCGGAAGGCGGGATCCCGCATGTCCTCCAGCATGTTCTCGTACAGTGTGCGCCAGATTCCGGCCATAGCAAACTACCCCGTGTGAAAGTGACCTTTCGCACGGGGTAGCACAGGAAAAATGTTTCTGTGAAGTGTTGGCAGGTTTTGGCAGGTTTTGTCAAAAAACTGACAGAAAGGAAGGAATTACACTGTCACTGCCGCAGCACGCTCACCGCACCAGAGCAAGCAGGTCAGGATGCGCATCAAGAATGCGGAACAGTTTCAACAGGGACAGTGGAGGCTTAATTTTCCCCGTTTCATAGCGGGTAAAGGCATTGACGCCGCCGCCGAAGATTTCCCCGGCCTCTTTCTGCCCAAGGCGCAGCTTCTTCCGCACTGTGCGGATGAAACTGGAATCCCGAGCATTGCACTGTTTGCGGAATGCTTCAAGTTCATTTCCTACGCGCCGCATTTCCGGGTAATCCATAACAAAATCATCGCACGCCGTGCAAAAATTTGCGTGGATGTCCTTTATTACAGTCTTTGCCCCGAAATACTCATATTCCACGTCTCGCGTATCCTCGACAAGCTCACCCTTGCCGCAGGTGGGACACATCTCTCGTTCCATATCACAGCTCCTTGAATGACAAAATCAAAACACCATTGCGAATCGTCAGCTTGAGATACACTGAGCCGGCCTTTGTTACAGGGCGGTAAACATCCTGCCATTCATGATTGTCGGCATAGGATGTCATGCTCTTGTAAAAATCGGCGCGGGAAAGGGATAGAACGGCTTTCAAAACATCATCAGGGCCAAGGCCCAGCAGATGCGCCCCGCACATCGCCACGTTGGTGGCTCTCACAGACCCGACGCGAACCAATTCTTTTACGGTCTCAAGCGGATGGTGCGGCTTGCTTTTTTCCATGAACAGAAAATAACCAAACTGGTTATTTTTGTCAAGGGCTACAACTCATTCCTGTTCAGCGCGGCCATGCGCCAGCGGTCCAGCTCTTCCCTGTCGGCGCACCAGCGCCCGCCCATCTTGCTGACGGGCAGGGCATAACGTTTTTTGTAACGGCGCACAGAGTTTTCGGACACGCCAAGGTAGGCCGCGATTTCCCCAAGCCCGGCGAGGATGCGGCGCTGCACGCGCGTGGCCGCCGCGCCGGAGGGATGGGCGTCAGTTGTCGAGAACGGCATGCTTCCTCCTATCCCCACCGCACGGCGGCCTCGCGCCGGGGCCGGGTTTTCCTGTGGCGCGACGCGGGCTCATGCGGCATCTGCGCCTGGCGCTGCTGCTGCAGCACATAGAGCGGCAGGCTGGGCGTCCATGAGGCGTCCGCGCAGGCGGCGGACAGCATGAGGCAATCCAGCAGGTGGTTGTCGCGGCTGGTCTGCTCCCAGACAAGGCGGCCGCCGCGGCGCACCTGATGCTCCGCCGTGAGGTGGGCGGCCAGCGTTTCGTCGGCCTGCGCGTGGAAACGCAGGGGCTGGCGGCTGTCCTCATTGAGCAGGCGGCCATAGTCCAGCGTCTTGAACACGGCGGTGTCCAGCAGGTAGAGGCGCAGGCCGCCGGGGATGGGCCTGCCGTTGTGGGGCATGCGCTCGCGCAGCACCCAGCGCACCGGCGCGGCCTGGGGGCGGGACGCGCCCTTGCAGGCGCAGACGACGCCGCTGCCGTAGGCGCGCACCCACATGTAGACCTCTTCCGTGCGGGTGTAGACGCCCTCGGTCTCCGTGCCGCCGGAGTCGATGGCCGCGCGCCAGACGGGCATGCGCTCGCCGGTTTCCGAGCCGTCCGGCCCCAGCACGGGATACCAGGTGTCAAAGCACAGGCGGGAGACGTCATCCCACGTCTCGACGAAGCCGTAGTCGATGACGTAGCTGGCGAGGCTCGGCATCCAGGCGCGCACCAGATACCAGAAGCCGCGCTTCTGCACGTCGATGCCGCAGGTGAGGGCCACGGCCCCGTGCGGCACAGTGCGCGGAGGCAGCGCGGGCTCGCGCAGGGCGAGCAGGTGCTCCACATCCGTCTGCACCTCCACCGGGGAGTACGGGACGGCCAAATCGTCATTGACGTACTGCCGCTTCACCTCCGGGTCGTCGGAGGCCTGCGCGTTCATGCGCCGGGCCGCGATGTCGGAGAGGCTGACGAAGCGGGAAAGGATGGCGGGCATGTGGAAGCCCACGGAGGCCGGGCGTTCGTCCGGCTGCGCGGCGGGCTCAAAGGCCGAGCCCGTCCAGACGTAGGGGCGCCACTGCCCGCGGGCCACGGCCACGTCGCGCGTGTGGTCGCTCCACAGGTAGCCGCAGTGCGGGCACTTGTAGCGCGCCAGCTTGCGCGAGCGCACCTGCCGGGCGTCGGCCTCGCCGCCCGTGATCACGATATTGGCCACGTCCGGCAGGTGGGCATGGCGGCAGGCCGGGCAGCGCAACTCGTAGCAGCAGCACTGGTCCACCTGCTGCGTGAGGCCGCGCCAGATGCTGGATTCCTCCCCGCCCTTGGGCTGGCAGACGCGCAAAATCTTGGCGAAGTCACCGTAGGAGCGCGTGCGGCCCTTAAAATCCTCCAGCGCCGTGGACTGGCCCGAGCCGCCGTAGAGGTCCTCCTCATCGCAGAACAGGTCCTGCACGGTGATGGAGGCGCGCTGCCCCGGGCTTTCGGCGCTGGCCAGCTCAATGGAGGTGCCGTCGCGCAGGGTGATGGCGCGGCCCTTGCGGTAGCGGGCCACCATGCGGCGCAGGCGCGGGCTGCCCTGCAGGAGCGGCCAGAGCTTTTTCTCCACCACGCGGGAGAGCGTGTCGGCCGTGGGCATGGCGAGCATCTTGACGCCGGGGGTATAGTCCATGCTCCAGCCCATGGCCGCGTAGGTGAGCAGCGTCTTGCCCACCTGCAGCGCGCCGCAGACCACCACCTCGCGTACGCGCGGGTCGCCGAAGGCGTCCATGGGGCCTGCCAGGTAGGGGGAGACGTCGAGCCTGAGCGGGCCGCCCTTGAAGATGCCGTCCTGCACGATGAGGTGCCGGGCGGCCCACTGGCTCACGGTGAGGGGCTGCCGCCGCTGGAACACCCGGCGCTCGGCCTCGCAGAAGGTCAGTTGCACCGCGCTCCCTCCGTCATGGCCTCGCGCATGGCCTCCAGCCATGCCCCGCGGTGGATGCCCGTCGCCTCCTGCAGCCGGCCCGCCAGCCATTCCATGCGCGCCCTGTAATCGGCGTAGCGCACCCAGCGGCCCAGGTCATCGGCCACCATGCCGCTGCCGGGGGCTTCGTTGTACCGTGGAATGTTCATGCCGTTTCCTCCCCGGCGTCCGTTTCCGCCGTATCGCCATCCGCGCCGTCCGCCGGGCCGTCCCCGGCCTCCACGTCCGCGCCGGCCTCCGTATCGACCAGGAACTCGCGCTCGCCGCTCCAGGCGTCCATCCACACGGCGGTGCGCTCATGCCACCAGTCCAGCAGGTCGCGCAACCGCGCCTCATCACCGCCGCAGACGTGGATGATTTCCGCGCCGTACAGGTGGATGAAGGTGCGCACCTCATTGCGGAAAAAGAGCGCCCGCGCGCCCAGGTCGCGCTCATGCTCCTCGCGGCGCATGAGCTGCCCGCTCTCCTTCTCCAGCTTGAGCTTGGCCCGCGCCGCCTGGTAGCGCTTGAGCTCCGCGTCCGCCGAAAGGCGGTTTTCCTCCGCGTCGGACAGGGCGCGGTTCTGCCGCTGGGAGAGCGTGGCCAGCTTGGCCTGCGCGTAGCCCAGCAGGGCGGGCTCCTCAAAGTGCCCGTCCGCGTTGCGCGGCACCTTGCGGGCCTTGACGTGGCTGTTGAACAGGCTCTTGCTGACCTTGAAGCCCGCGTCCCGCAGGAAGGCCACGGCGTCCAGCTGCGTCTTGTAGGCGCGGACGGGCGAGCCTTCGCCGCCCAGACGGGCCACCTCTTCCTGCGTGGCCGCACGGGCCCTGGTGAATGCCCCGACGGTTTCGGGGGTGGGATTGTCCTTCATGCGCTTCTTCGCCTCTTCCTTGGCGCGCAGAAGGAACGCCAGATCGGTCTCGGCACTCTGTTCCGCCAGGCGGCGCAAATCCTCGCTCATGCCGCCTCCCGTTCCGCCGCCACCTGCTCGAAGGGCAGCGCGCCCTCGTCCAGCAGGGCCGTGCCGCCCGTGGCGTCCTGCCAGCGGCGCACGATGACGTCCACGAAGCGCGGATCCAGCTCAAGGCAGCGGGCCGCGCGGCCCGTGACCTCGCAGGCCATGAGCGTGGAGCCGCTGCCCGCGAACGGGTCCAGCACCGGCTCACCACGCACGGAGTTGTGTTCCAGCATGCGGGCAATGAGGGCCACGGGCTTCATGGTGGGATGCAGGTCGCTCGCGCGGGGCTTGGGCTCGCAGAACACGGAGCCGGCCAGTTCCTCCACGCGCACATCCGCGCCATAGACGCGCCAGATGCGTTCGCCGTCCATGACCTGCCAGCAGGGCAGGCCCTCCACATCCGCCACGCGCAGGGCCGTGGGAAAGGCATCGACCACTGTGGTCTGCCGGCGGTCGCCGTGCCAGGCATGGGCCCCGCCCCTGAGCCAGCCATAGAGGATGGGCTCATGCTGCCAGTGGTAGTCGGACCGGGTGAGCGTGGCCGCGTTCTTCCGCCAGATGAGGCAGCTTGCGAGCTTGAAGCCCGCCGCCGCGAAGGCCTGCCGGAAGGCGAGGCCGGAAGAGCCGGCGTCCGCATGAGCCACATAGGCTGCGCCTCCGGGGCGCAGGGCTGCGGCCATGGCCGTGAAGGCGCGACGGAGGAAGGCCGCGAAGACATCCTCCGGCATGGCGTCGTTTTTGATGCTGCCGGCCTTGCCCTCGTAGGCCACGTTATAGGGCGGATCCGTCCAGACCATGGCGGCATGCGCGCCGCCCATGAGGCGCGCGTAGCTCATCGGTTCCACGGCGTCGGCGCAGAGCAGGCGGTGGCCGCCCAGCAGCCAGCAGTCGCCGGGGCGGCTCACGGGATGTTCCGGCGCTGCCGGGGCGTCGTCCGCGTCCGCTTCGTCCACGGCCGTGGCCGCGCGGAGGAAGGAATCAATCTCCCGGCTGTCAAAGCCGGTGAGTGCCAGGTCGAGCTCCCCGCCGCTCAAGGCGGCCAGCTCGACGGAGAGAGCGTCGGCGTCCCATGGCGCCCATGTTGCGGAGCGGTTGACCAGCAGGCGGAAGGCCCGCACCTCCTGCGGCGTCATGCCCTCGGCAGGCAGCACCGGCACCTCGGCCATGCCCAGTTTGAGGGCGGCCTTGAGGCGCAGATGCCCGTCGAGGATCTCGCCGTCCGCAAGGGCCAGAATGGGCACGCGGAAGCCGAAGGCCGTAATGGCCTGGGCCATGCGATCCACGCAGGCGTCGTTCCTGCGGAGAGGGTTGGCGCAGGGGCGCAGCCGTTCCACGGGCCAATACTCCAGTTGCATTTTGCTCATCCGGGGCTTTCCTGTTACGTTCCCCACGCTGCCCTACAGCATGGGGGTAGGGTTCACCTTGCCGGATGCCCTTACCATCCGGCAGCCGTGCGGAGGTAGCAACTCCGCACGGCTGCCCCCACCTTACCCGAGCCCAAGCGCCGCGCGTACGTCAGCACCCCAGCGCTTGAGCCAGGCCGTGAGCCGGGGGAAGTCCTCCCCGTTCCAGCGCTCATGGCCATAGACGCGGAAATCCCGGCCTTCCGGGGAGTCGCAGGGCTCCACCCGCAGGCCCGCCTGCGCAAGGAGTCGCAGGGCGTCCCGCGGGCCGATGGGCCGGAAGCGCAGGGCGTCCGCCGGGCGCAGCGCCCTTGCGGGCCGGGCCGACTTCGCAGGCATGCCCTGCCGCGCCCCGCGCCCCCCGGCGCCAAGGATTTCCTCAAAATTTTTTGCCGCATGGTCCTGTACGGCCGCCGCCCGCTCCGTTCCCGCACCCGGCCGGCCAGGGACAGGCAGGGGAACTTCCTGCCCGCCCTGCGCGGCCTCCTGCGCAGGAGCCGGGGCAAGGGAGGACGCCACGCGCGAGAACACGGGCGGCAGGCCCGCGCGCAGCCAGGCGGCCAGGTCGAGGCCTGCGGCGTAGGCCTCGCCGGGATCCTTGCCCACGGGCACGGGCCAGCGCCGGGCTGTCTGGTAGGTGCGGGCCCAGAACTCCCAGCCGCGCGCGCCGGGGCGCGAACCGTTGGCGTCCGGTGCGTCGAAATCCAGCGCCACCAGGATGCACAGGGCGCGGGCGCAGGCCGCGTGCGCGGTCACGTCCGGCTTGCCCACGTTGGTGCCCACGGCCAGCGCCCCCACATCCAGCCCGGTCCGCTGCGCCGCCGCCGCGCAGGCCATGGCGTCCATCTCGCTTTCCACCACCACCAGCGCCCGGCACTGCGGCCGCAGCAGCAGCGGATGCATGGAGCTGCCCGGCACCACCACGTATTTCATGGCGGGCTCGAACTTCTGCCGCGCCCGGTTGGTGCGCCGGATGCGAAGGCGCAGCACCGCGCCGTCTTCGTCCAGCGCGGGGATGACCAGCCCGGCAGGAATCCACAGCGCACGGGGCTTGCCGTTGGGCCCCGTGACCTCCGGCAGCCCCCAGCCCTTGCGGCTGCGAAAACAGCCGTCGCGCCCGTTCTCGCCCGGCAGCCAGCCCAGGCCGAAGGCCGCCGCGTCCTCGGCCGTGATGCCGCGCCGCTCCAGGGCCTGCAGGGCCGGGACGCACTGTGCGAGGTTGGCGCGGGCCTGCTCCAGCAATTTGCCCGCGTGCTCCTGCCACAGGGTTGACGGGCGGATGAGGCTCTGCCGGGGCGCGAAGGCCTCGCGCTCACGCCGGGCCTCGCGCGGCATGGACAGGGAGCGCGGCCCCGTGGCCGCAGGCAGGCGCAGCGCCGCGCAGGCCTCGCGGTACCCCATGCCCTCGAATTCGCGCAGGAACTGGATGCAGTCCCCGCCCTTGCGGCAGCCGCGGCAATACCAGGTGCCGCCGGGGCAGCCCTTGCCCTGCTGCTCCGGCCAGGCATGGAAGCGGTCGCGGCCGCCGCAGCCGGGGCAGGCGCAGGCGTACTCCCCGCCGTGCGTTCCGGCGACGCGCCTAGGCTGAAGGCCCCGCTGGGAGAGCAAGTCCAGAATGGTCATAAGCAATGGTCCTGCATGGTCATGGCAAGGTCCTGATTGTTTATTTTTATAACTTTTTATTTTTATTAAATAAAATTATTAAGTAGGACGATAGGACGATTGTATATGTAAATACGCGCGAGAAATGCTCCTCCCCTCGCATAGGGTAAATATGCAGGGGAATCGTCCAATCGTCCTGACAATCGCCAAAGACCGCGCCACACAAGACGATAGCGGCAGGACCAAGCCGCAGAACGGCCTGCGAAGGTCCTGAATGGTCCTGGCTTACTTGCCGCCATCTTCGCCCTCCCGCGCGCGCAGTTCCGCCAGCGCCTCTTCATTCAGTTCCACGCCGTAGTAGTAATACACGCCGCCTTTGCGCTCCCGCTCGAATTTTTCGCCCATGAGCTGGCCGAAGCGCTTCTGCGAAATGCCCTTGCCGGGCCGGCTCGTGACGTTGACGCGGAACCAGAGATTGAAGGCGTCGAAAATCTCCGTGGACTTGGTGCGGACACTGCGCGGGTCATCACCTGGCGGAACCATGATGCAGCAGTCATCAAGGAACTCGGCCATGTTGTCCTCGGCGCGCTGGTATTCCGCCGTGGCAGCGCGCACCTTTTCCGGCGGCTTGAAGCCGCCCGCCTGCTGCCAGAGCAGGCAGCCCCGCACCAGCCAGGCCAGCACGCCCGGCAGCTCCGCCAGCAGTTTCTCCTTGAGGCCCTTGTCCATGGGCCGCTCGGTCGGCTTTTGCGGCTCTCGGTCCACGAAGGACAGCGGGAAATCCACCAGCATGAGCCGTTCCCAGAAGGCGAAGTCGTTGGGATTGGCGCGCGGCTTGTTGTTGGTCAGCAGCACCAGCAGATGCGTCGGGTCGAACGACACGTTGCGTTTGTCGTGCGGGTAGCGGCCCGTGAGCAGGTCGCCGCCGGACAGCCATTTGACGCGCGCTGAGCTGAAGCGCTGGCCCTCGTCCGTCTCCGAGGCGAAGGCCAGGCGCATGCCCCGCAGGCTCATGATGTCCGGGCTGGGACCGGCCGCAGAGCGCTTGCCCTGGTCGAGCAGCATCTCCGACTGCACCGGCCCGGCCAGCGAGGCCGTGGCGTCCTGCCCGCCAAGCGCGGCCTGGACGATGTCGCAGAACAGGCTCTTGCCGTTGCGCCCCCGGCCGAACAGCATCAGGAAGATGTGCTCCGTGGAGCAGCCCGTGATGCCGTAGCCGAAAACGCGCTGGAGGAAATCCGCCATCTCCTGGTCATTGTCCATGATTTCCAGAACAAAGCGCTCCCACGCGGGGCATGGCGTGTCGAGGCCCTGCCAGACCACGGGCGACGCCTTCATCAGGTAATCGGCAGGCCGCCCCGGATGCAGCTCGCCCGTGCGCAGGTCAATGACGCCGTTGGCTACGGGCAGCTTCCACGGATCGCGGTCGATGACCTCGCTGCCGATCGACAGGGGGCAGTCGTGATTGGCCTTGGCGAAATCCAGGCAGCGCATGCGCCCGCTCTGGCTGCGCAGCCGGAAGGCGCGCTTGCGCATGTCTGTGGCGTAGCGGTCGTAGCGGTTGCCGGCATCCTTGTCGCCTTCTTCGCGGGCCTCCTTCGCCTGCTTGGCGAAATGCGCTGCCGCCGATTCATAAGCCAGGGCCACATGCTCCACATCGGCGCTGGCGCGATGGGCCTTGTCCACAAGGTCGACGTTCCAGTGGTGGCCGCTCCAGTACATCCACTCCTCGGCCTGTCCGACATAGACATGCCGATTGCGGAACAGGTAGGCGAACAGGATGCCGTCGCCTAGTTCATTGGCCCGGAGGCACTGCAGCACGAACTCCGGTGAGGGCATCGGCAACGGAGGCAGCCCGCCGCCCTTGCCGTCATCGCTGCCGCCATCTCCACCGGAACCGCCGGCAGCTCCGGCAGCGGCAGGCGCAGCCTCTTCTGCCACACGTTTCCGCACCATGGCGCGGATGGTTTCCTCATCGTTCAAGCGGTCAGACAT